CTCATCCAGGGCGAGCCGGTCCGCGACCGCGAACAGCTTGTCTGGACCGTAGACCTGGGGCCTGCATGAGGCTGAAACTGGACATCGATCCCGACATTGTCGACACGATGGCGGCGGAGGTCGCGGCGGGCGAACGCGCGGTGACAGCCGCCATGCGCGAGGCAGGGGCCGGGCTGAAGACGGCCTGGCGAGCACAGATCACTGGCGCTGGGCTGGGGCGAAGGCTTTCCAACTCGATCCGGAGTCAGAACTTTCCAAAGTCGGGCGAAAGTCTGGACGCAGCAGCGCTGGTCTGGTCCAAAGCGCCAGTTATTATCGGCGCGCATGACACTGGTCCCTTGATCCGCTCGAAAAATGGTTTTTGGCTGGCGATCCCCACGCCCGCTGCAGGCAAATCCACGCGCGGTGGCCGGATCACCCCCGGCGAATGGGAACGCCGCACCGGATTGCGGCTGCGGTTCATCTATCGGCGGACCGGCGCCAGCCTTTTGGTGGCGGAGGGGCGGTTGAACACCAAGGGTCGCGCTGTTGCCTCAAAGTCCAAAACCGGGCGTGGCGGGGCGACCGTGCCGATCTTCCTGCTGGTGCCCCAAGTCAGGCTGTCGAAGCGGCTTGATCTGGCGCGGGATGCCGAGCGCGCGCATGACGCCGTACTGGGGCTGATCGTGGCGAACTGGGTGGAGGCAAGGCCGTGATCAATGTCGCGCCAATAGGCGTTCGAAGATATTGTCAGAAAAAAGGCAAACTACTTACTGCGGACCTTCGTGGACGGCGCAGCGAACGGTGGCAGTGAGCCCATTGTGACCGATGCTGCAGCATGCATGAGTGGCTGCTTACATTCAGCTGGGGATATGAATTCAGCAAAAAGTGACACCCATACTTTCAAGGTTGTTTTTCCGAGATCAGCCCCAGTGCAATGCAGCGCGGGGTAGGACCGGGGGTTGAAAAACTCTTCGCCAAGGCTTAGGCTGTTGCCCATGGAGTCTGATGAGCCGACTAAAGACTTAAACAAAGCCATGGGCCGCGGTTTCTTGGGCCACTGCCCGAATTGCGGAACAGGCAAGTTGTTCACCGGCTACTTGACGGTTAGGGAGCGCTGCGGTGACTGCGACGAGCCGTTGAGCGAATACAAGACTGCAGACCTACCCGCCCTCTTCACAATCCTGCTTGTAGGCGTTGTACAGGTGCCTATCCTCTGGGTTGGCTTCGCCATGTTCCGGCCAGACCCGCTTGTACTCTTCGGTTATATCAGCGTTTTGACGGTAATGTTGACACTGGTGCTGCTGCGCTTGGTGAAGGGCGCGAACCTCGGCTACTTGTGGGCGATAGATGAACGGGACCAGGGGGCGTAGAATACCACGTCCTCCTGAAGGTTGCGGCGGCGGATAGCGTTCATCGAAATATTCGATGCTGGCAGACTAATTCAAACCGGTCTCGACAAGGACAGTGACGCTGTCCTGTTGATATGGTTGCGGTCAAGGCCTGCTGAGCGGAGCCGTGCAAAACATCGATCTTCAAAAATAGACCTTCTGCCGCAAAAAAAGTAAGGTCGGCTTTGTCCGCACTGTGTGAGTTCGTGCACAGTGCAGCGAAAGTCTGTTTCTGCTCCACGCGTCGAACGCTGCGTTCAAGCTTTCGCGTTCTGAAATGGTTTCCAAGTTGCTGTTGCGCTGCAGTAAAACAGACAGAGCTGAAATGCCCACAACCCGCGAAACCATCCTCACCGCGCTGCATACGCTGCTGTCAGGGCTGCCCGCCACAGCCTTGCGCGGCAACGTGCTGCCCGAACGCATTCCCGCCTCTGGCTTGCTGATCTTGCGTGACGGCGAACCAGGGGAGCCGGAGGTCACGCTGTCGCCCCTGCGCTACCATTATCAGCACCGGGCCGAGATCGAGGCAGTCGTACAAGGTGCGACACGCGACGCCGCCTTCGACACCCTCTGCGCCAGCATTGGCGCTGCAATTGCCGCCGACCGGACGCTGGGCGGCCTCTGCGACTGGGTCGAGGCGGAAGCGCCGCGCCCGGTCGATCTGTCGGTCGAGGGCGCAGCCAGCCTGAAGGCGGCGGTGATCTCAGTGGTGCTGCACTATTCCACGGCCGATCCACTGGCCTGATCAACCGGCTTTGTGCCTGTGGTATATGGTCGGGACTTGCACTTCCCTTCAACCTGCGCGCCGCTCTCGATGCTCAGGCTCTCATAGGTGATTTCGCCGGTCACCCGCGCGCTGCTGTGCAGCCTGACCTTGCCGCCGATGACTTGCCCGTTGAAGCGCCCCTTGATGGCGATACTGGCGGCGTGCAGCTCGCCTTCGACCTCGCCAGTCTCCTCGATAACGATGGCGGACGCCTCCACACGACCTTTGACGAAACCGGGCAACTCGACGGTGCCGGGAAAGAACAGCTCGCCGGTGATGCGCGAGCCCGCGCCAAGATGCGAGCGGCCACCGGTCCCGGCGGCGGGGTACTTTTCATCTGCCATTGAGGTCTGCCTTTTTCAGTTTCGGGCCCTCCCGGGGCTCATCCCCTTCCACATACAGGAGAACCCACCATGGCACGAGCCCAAGGGGCGCGGGCGCAGATGGCGCTTGCATTCGAGACGAGTTATGGAACGCCGCCGGTGGGTGGTTTCACGAAGATGCCCTTCGCCAGCACGTCGCTGGGGGCAGAGCAGCCGCTGCTGAACAGTGAGCTTCTGGGCTACGGTCGCGATCCACTGGCGCCGATCAAGGACGCGGTGACGGCAGACGGTGATGTCGTGGTGCCGCTCGACGCAGAGGCATTCGGCTTTTGGCTGAAGGCGGCATTTGGTCAGCCTGTCACCACCGGCGCGGAAGCCCCGTACAGCCACGTGTTCCAGTCGGGGTCCTGGACGCTGCCCAGCATGTCGATCGAGACCGGCATGCCCGAGGTGCCGCGCTTTGCGATGTATTCCGGCTGCGTGCTCGACCAGATCAGCTGGCAGATGCAGCGATCCGGGCTGCTGACCGCAACGGCGCGGCTGGTGGCGCAGGGCGAAACGCTGGCAACGACCACCGTCGCGTTCGGCGAACCTGCGTCACCGCCAACCGCACTCAACCTGAAGCGCTTCGGGCATTTCAACGGGGCGATCACCCGGAACGGTACGGCCCTCGGCAATGTGGTCTCAGCGGAAATCACCTATGCCAACAATCTCGACCGGATCGAGACGATCCGCGGTGATGGCAATATCGATGGCGCCGACCCGTCCATCGCGGCGCTGACCGGGCGGATCGAGGTGCGCTTTGCCGACAGCGCGCTGGTGAACCAGGCGTTCAACGGTGACCCCTGCGAGATCACATCGGCCTATGTCCTGCCCTCGGGCGAAAGCTTCACCTTTACAATCCACGCCGTCTATCTGCCGCGCCCCCGGATCGAGATTTCCGGGCCGCAGGGCGTGCAGGCCACCTTTGAGTGGCAGGCGGCGCGTGACGCGGTGCTGGGCCGGATGTGCACCGCAACCCTGATCAATGACATCGAGGAGTACTGAGCGTGATCCGACTGAACCTGACCGCCAAACCGGAATGGCTGGAGCTCGCCCCGGGCCTGCGCCTGCATGTCGGCCCGCTGACCACGGCGCTGATGGTCTCGGCCCGGGCCGACCCCGCCATCGAAGACCTGCCCGATGGTACCGCGCAAGAAGAATTGGCCCTCGCCATGGCCAAGGCGGTCGCCCGCCGCGCGGTGCTGGATTGGGAGGGCGTCGGGGATGAAGCGGGAAACGTGTTGCCCGTGTCACCCGAGGGTATCGATGCCCTTCTCGATATCTGGCCGGTGTTTGAGGCGTTCCAGACCTCCTATGTCGCGCGCGGGCTGATCCTGGACGTGGAAAAAAACGTCTCCGCGCCCTCGCCGAGTGGTCCTTCGGCGGGGGCGAGCGGTACTGCCAAGCGTGCAAAGCGTCGTGCGAAGACTGCCCCGCGCGACTGAACCGACCCGCCACCTTTGAAGGCTGGCAGGTCTGGGACCTCGTCGGCCGCCTTGGTGGCCAGCTTCGCGTGCTGCCCGGAGCCGTCATCGGCTGGGACATGGGTGCCGCACTCGCGATCGGTGACGCACTGGGCGTCTCACCGCTGGCCATGGCCGAACTACTGCCGGTCATTGAGGCGGTGATGGTCACAAAACTCAACGAACAGATGGATCATTCCCATGGCAGAAAAACGGGTTAGCGTGCGCCTTTCGGCCGTGGGCGGGCGCCAGGTGCGCGCCGAACTGGAAGGCGTCGGCGAGGCCGGGGCGCGTGGCTTCGGGCGGTTGTCGCGCGAAATGGACCTGGCCAATGCGCGGGTTGCCGCTTTTGCCCGCCGCGCGACGGTGGCGGCTGCGGCCGCCACTGCGGCACTGGCGGCGGCAGGCGTGGCGATGATCCGCTCGGGCCTGCAAACGGTGGATGCCCAAGCGAAACTGGCGCAATCGCTGGGCACCACGGTCGCCAGTATTCAGGTGCTGGAGCGGGCAGGTGATCTGGCGGGCGTGTCGATGGGTCAGGTTGAGCAGGCCACCGTGCAGCTGACGCGGCGGTTGTCTCAGGCCGCCTCCGGTACCGGCCCGGCGATTGACGCTTTGCGCCGTTTGCGGCTCTCAGCCGAAGATCTGCAGCGCCTGCCGCTGGATGCGCGCATCGCGGCCATTCAGGAGGCGCTGGGGCAATTTGTCCCCGAGGCCGAACGCGCCGCCGTCGCCTCGCAACTCTTCGGCGACCGAGCCGCGC